GACCATCGCTATGGCTACGCAGTGGCTGGGGAGTAATCATGGCTGAATCACCTGCATGGCAGCGTAAAGAGGGTAAGAACCCTAAGGGTGGTTTAAACGCCAAGGGACGTGCCTCAGCGAAGGCTGAAGGTCATAACCTTAAAGCACCAGTAAAGTCCGGAGATAACCCGCGTAGGGCCTCTTTCTTGGCTCGCATGGGTGGTGCACCAGGTCCTGAGCATAAGCCAAATGGCGAACCAACACGTTTGCTACTATCTTTGAACGCATGGGGCGCATCTTCTAAGGCTGATGCTAAGAAGAAGGCAGCCGCTATCTCTGCACGTAACAAGGCAAAGAAGAAGAAGTAAGTAATGAGCGATCTACCAAATGAACTTAGTGAGTTACTGGGTGACGTTACTGTCTTTTATTTCCGCGCTCATGGCTATCATTGGAACGTTGAGGGTGAGGATTTTTCTCAGTATCACGGGCTATTTGAAGATATCTATGAAGACGTATATAGTTCTATAGATACGATAGCGGAAAATATTCGTAAGTTAGACGAGTATGCTCCATTTAAATTAGATACACTGCTAAAGTTGGCCTCGCTAAAAGATAGCAAGGTCCCGACCAAACCTGTAGCCATGGCAAAAGATTTGCTGGAAGCTAACGGTGAGGTACTCGAAAAACTAAAATCTGTTTTTCATACCGCAAATGATGCTGACGAGCAAGGGATTGCTAATTTCATTGCGGAACGGATTGACATGCACCAGAAATGGTCATGGCAATTGAAGGCCAGCACTAAATAACCCTCTAGAGAAAAAGGTAATATTCATATGTCATTAAATCTTGACGCCGGTGCATTCGTTGTATCCGGAAATATCGCAAGCCCTTCTGCGGGTACAACTGTACTTGTTCAGAATACGCCTTGTGAATTGGATGTTGCGGGCTTCCAGGTGTACGCAGGTACAGTTGGTTCAACCCCATCTTCATTCAACATCAAGGTAACTCCTCCTGCTACTCCAGCAGTTTACGCACGCACTTACAACTACAACAATGCAACTGGTAAGAACATCGCAATCTCATCTGTTGTAACTGATGGTACGACCCTAACGTTCACCGTTTCAGGTAGCGCTACTCTTGCTGCCGGCGATGTAATTGCAATCACTGGTTCTACGCTTCCTGCTTGGAACTTGAAGGATGTAGCTATTGCTTCTGTTTCTAACACGAATGGTCTTACGACTTCATTCACAGTTAAGTACCCAGAAGCTGTTGCTACTGCTACTCACCTAACCGGCTCACTTCCAGGCGCATATGCTAACTTCTCGCAGTCAGGCTCAGTAGCTACATACAACAGCACAACTGTTCCTCACGGTTTGAAGACTGGTGATAAGGTTACTGTTGCTGGATTGACTTCTGCAACTGGTTACCATGTAACTGCTGCTGCAGTCACTGTTACAGGTGCCTACAGCTTTACTTACGCAGTTAGCTCTGGCGGTACGTTCTCAGGATCAGGTACTGCAACTGTTTACACAACTGTTGTATCTACCGCTTCTAGCTCAATTGTTGTTGCAAAGGGTAAGGTTGTTGACGCTGTACAGCTAGTAACTGACTCTGCTGACTACAACGTAGCTGCTGATTTCACCCAGGGTACTGCTTACTACGCTTACGTATCTGATGCAGTTCTTCCTATCAGTGCTCGTGGAGCAACTTTTGGTGCTGCTACTAACCTTGGCAATGGCGATGCACGTCTAGCTGGCAAGATTCCTACAGGTTCTAAGGTTGAACTTGAAGTATTTGTTGCTGGTACTAGCCTCGCAAACCTTGCTTACGGTGTAGAGTTCAAGAAGAAGTAATCTCGCTTAACCCCCAGGAGCCCTGCCCGAGCTGTTATACTCAGCTTGGGTAGGGCTTCCTACATAAACAAAAGGTAGATGAAATGATTAAGTGTCTTAATTGCGATTCTGACGCAGAGTATGTGTACGAGAACCAAGCTTCTAACACTCAGTACTTCTGTGCGGGATGTATTCCTTGGACGTTGCAGGAAAGATTTAAAGCAGGCGTCCTCCCTACAATTGAAGGCAGTAGCCTATTTGTAGAAGAGCCTGCAAAAACTACTTCGAAGTCGAAGTCAGCTAAGACAGTGGCCCCAGATCCTGTTGTAGTAGATACTCCTGCTGAAGAACCAGTAATCTTAGAAACACCAGCTGAGTAGGCCGTCATGAGCAGGATAGAGCGAATTGCGACAAAGCAAGGCCATCCAATCCCTCAGACAGCCGGACCAGCTAAAGGTCCGTTTCCAGCAGAACTATACAGGTCTCTGCCGGTAGTAGAACATTACGAGGGTATTAGTGGTAACGGTGGAGCCGAAATTCCACCAGAGGGTACGGCACAAAATGGTTTTAGAGCTCATAAGTGGTTCAAGTGTCGGCTATGTGAAGATGTAGTAAGAGAACCAGATTTACCTACACACATATGCTCAGAAGAGTGAGAAGAGGTCAACATGTCTGAGAAAAAACCAACTGCAAAAAAATCTTCAAAGGCAGTGGCTGAGGAAACAGTAGCCCAGGATGATATTTATATTCCGGAGCATGTTTGGACTGCTCAAATGACGGGTAAAGATTTCTTTTTTCATCACGATACTGTATACGTAAAGTATGACTTGAATCCTATGCCACGTATAGATTTTACTGAACAAGATACTTTCTAAGGGTAAACAATGGCAGGAAAACCACCTACAGTTTACGGTTCTTGGGAACGCGGCAAGAAAGCTTCAAGAGGTCCCGATCCACGCTGGATGGAGAGCACTGCTGTTGAAGATATTCAAGAGCCTGATCAAATAGCTCAAATTAAAGATAAATATACCGGGGAATATACCGATAGACAAAACCTATCCCCTAATGCTATTGAAGTAAATGGTACAAAAAGACTTGTAAACCGAGGACGAAGTACGTCTAAAGTTGCTACGGGGCAAACTTTGCCACTAACACCTGTAGAATTTGCAGTACTAAAAGACGATTATGTCAGAGTACCCACAAATACTACAGACTATCAACATCCAAGGACAGTGGCCGCAGCTTGGGATCCAGCTTTAGGTACCTTGACAGTTGTTTTTAGAGACTCAACTTTTTATAATTACTACCAGGTAAATAAAGAAGAGTGGGATGCGTTTAAAGATAATCCTTCTCCAGGTAAATACATAAAAGAATTTTTAGATGATAAGCCTAGAGGACGTGCAGATGTTTCTGGCCTAATTAAAACCTTTGGTGAAAATGCACTCAAAGACGCAGCACTACGTGCTAGACTGTCTCAATTGCGTGAAGGTTACAAGAGTCAAGGGTTTAAGCCCACTCCGATTAATCGTCGTAAATCAAAACCACAAGGTGCTCCACCAAGCAAGGGTCGCGGAACTTATCAACCTACTACATTCAACTTCGGAGATCTATAATAAATGTCTACAAATCCAAAAGAATTCGGCAATACATACTGGCACACACTTACTTACCCCGTTAAGCCTAAAGGACTGTGGGAAAAGGCATACACTCAGGAAATTGATGAGCCATTTAGAGCAGGTGAGGCAGTGGCTATACGCCTACCCTTTACTTGTAAAGCAGTGGTCATAGGTCGTTGGGTAGCTGCACACTCTGAGAGTGAGGCACTTACGTATGCCATTAGGGGTAGATACCTAGACGATGATGAGTTAGACTGGGACGTACTTCGATATGGAACTGAAACTGGGGCAAAAGATGATACGACGCAAAAGCAATAAAATAGAGCAAGAAAAGACACAGGTAGAGAAGCGAGTAGCTAACCTACCCACAGAAGATCTTACTAAGTGGGCAGAGCAGGCTCTATACGGCATTGGTCGTAACATGTCTGATTGGGTTAAGAGCTCTGAAACTCTTTACATAGAAGAAGCAAAGCTAGGCGCAGAAGCGCTGCTAGCTGTCATGAGCGAACTAAAGAATCGTTCCGAATCTCCACGGGGGCTGTAATGGAAGAATACGTGTCAATGTACGATGAAGAGTACGGTGGCCAAGAAACTGAGTTTGAAGAAATTGAGGCGGAGGACCAGTTAGACGAGCTCTCAAAGGAGTTCGTAAGACAACTGATTGATAAGATCATGGACTTCATGACCGCTCTTGTAGGTCACGAACTTCATCCTTATCAGAAACCTTTGGCAAGAAGAGTTATCGAGTCCGTTATTGTAAACGACGGTGAAGAGATTACAGCTCTGGCATCTCGTCAGTCTGGTAAGTCAGAAACTATCGCTAACACAGTGGCCACCCTGATGGTTATTCTTCCTAAGCTAGCTAAGATGTACCCAGATCTTTTGGGTAAGTTTGGCGATGGACTTTGGGTAGGTATGTTTGCTCCCGTACAGTCCCAGGCAGAAACTTTGTTCTCAAGAGTTGTATCTCGTCTAACTAGTGAGACTGCTCTAGCCATTCTTAATGACGATGAGATTGACGACAGCTTGAGTAAAACTCCTGGTGTAACCCGAAACATCAAGCTCAAGAACAG